AACGAGCGGGACGGTGTGAAGCAGACCGTCGTGACCCGCTGCTGCGTGGCGGCCTGAGAGGAGGTTTTGGCTGTGAGGGTGTATGCAGTTCTGGTCTTAGATGAGCGCGGCAGCTTCGGTCTTTCGCAGGAGGCGTACAGCAGCCTGGAAGATGCCCATAAGTTCATCAAGAGCCGAGTTCCTGTCCCTGGGCGGCTCAACATGATGCGGTTTCGGGACAGTGAGAGCCGCGAGTACCAGGTCCATGACCTACGGGTGATCGAACCGAAGGGAGGTGCCTGAGTATGTCGGGAACTGAGAAGAAGTCGGACACCGTGCGGCGGCTGGTGCGTGAGCGGGACTACCGATCCGCCCTCCGCATCGTGAAGGATTTCCGACTGGGAATCAACCGCGCGGATTTGGACGCAATGCGCCGTGCATATGAGTGCATGTTAAATCCAGGCTTTTACCGTCAGCTGAAACGCGACCCCGCTGCTGAGATTGAACTTGGCGTGGGCGTCCTGCTTCGGTTGTATGGTTCGGCCCATTGAGAGGAGGAAGTAGTATGAACGATTTGAAGGTATTTGCTTACGGCGAGCAGCAGGTACGGACGGTGCTTATTGACGAGGAGCCGTGGTGGGTGCTCGCGGATGTGTGTAAGGTGTTGGGACTGACAAATTCACGTGCTGTGGCAGCACGCCTAGACGATGATGAAAAGAATACCGTAACTCTGACTGACGGTATTCGTGGGAATCCAAGAGTGAATGTTGTCAACGAATCTGGGCTGTATTCCGTGATCCTCCGATCGGACAAGTCGGAGGCTAAGGAGTTTAAGCGCTGGGTCACGCATGAGGTATTGCCCAGTATCCGCAAGACCGGCTCATACACCGCGCCCACCTGGACACCGCCAAATCCGGTGCCAGTATCCGTGCCCGTTATGCCGGAGTTGCCCGCTGACGCACGTCTGAAACGTGCGGAGCTTCTTATCCGCGCTGCCGAGCATCCAGCACTTCCGCGAGAAGAGCAGCTTCGGCTACTGAACCGAGCCGCGATTGACTTAACCGGGATGGGCGTTAAGTCTCCCGAAATCGGGGCAGAGTGCTTTCCAGCGCCCGTCCCTGCGGGTTCCCGATTTCCCTGCGCTTATGCCAACGAGGATAACGAGGAGGTGGAGTGAGATGCTGGAGACAATGTATGCGGTGACAGAACTGGTCGGAACGGATGCCGAGTCCGTAGAGGCCTTCGCCAGCCGGTATGTCAAGAATGACGAGATGGAGGAGGAATTTTATGCGGCTATCCGTGATTCCCGGATTAACGGATTCAGAGAGGGCGTGAAAGCAGCGTTGATGCTGTTTGCAGAGGTGAGATAAAACATATAGCAGAAGTGAAGCAGGAGCCTACTGTTCGCAGATGGGCTCCTGCTTTTTTTGTGCATTATTGACAAGACAATGAACCGGCGGTATAATATTATGAGCAACGGTAAATATTGTACGGACGGTGACGAACGCATGAACACGAAGAATCTGAACGCTTTGTTTGATCGGTACATAGAGAGGTTTAATAGCGCAAAATTCGTTGACTTCGATGAGAATTACAAGTGGGCCGTGTGTAATCAGTTTCGGGATAACTGGGATATCAACGCATCCAACTTTGCGGATATGCTGAATAACGCAATGGGTACTGGAAAAAGGAAAAAAGGGCTTTGGAACCTTACCAATTCGGGTTGGCAAAGACCATTTCCTGGGTTGCTAAAATTCGCAAAACACGAACCAGAAACGGTACGGAATATGTTTTCAGAATTGTACGCAGTGGGAGACTTGACATTTCGGATTGACCATTTCATACGAGATAGCAAACCTTTAGTAGAAAAGTATGGGGAAAGGGCAGACAATCAAACAGTCGCGGCAGTGATGGCTTATTTGTCCTGCTGGAAACCAGATGAATATTTCTTCTATAAAGCCAAAGAAGCGAGAAGATTTGCCACGTATACAGAGTTTGATGGTAAAATAAAGAATTGGCCTGATTTTAGTTCGAGGGATTACTTTAGAATGTGCAATGAACTTATCGATGCTATGCGTCAACGTGAGGATTTGCTGCGGGTCAATGCAACTCGTTTTGAGAAAGAGCGCAGAAAGGAAAATCGAAGTCTTTGGCCTGATGAATCATTGCACATTCTTGCTTACGATATGATTTATTGTACATTTGCAGATCAATACAACAAATGAAAGCCAGCCTGTTCCCTTTCGAGGGAGCGGGTTTTCTTCGCTTTTCACAGAGCGCAAAAGTGCTTTTATAGGCTTTGCGGAGACATACAGAGAACGTTTTCAAGAAAATTTCACAAAAATTTTCTTGAAAACCATTTACAAAAAGCTGTATTTATGATATAATGTATGTAAACTTAATACAACAAAAACCGTCAGGAGGTAATCAAAATGAAAGACTATCGTGAAATCTACGGCGAAGCAATGAACCTGCTCTGTGAAACCTACGGCACTCCCGATTATGCTGCTTCGCAAGAAAATTATTTCAAGGTCTTCGAGGCGCTGGCTACGAATGGCTCCCGGCTTGTGGAAATTTCGCGGAGCGAGGCATGGGAACTGTATGCAGCTTTCGACCAGAACTGGGGCGGATGGAGTGAGCAGGTGAGGCGGCTCACCAAGGAAATTGAAATCCTTCGTCGGGTCAACTATGCGCGGGTTGACGAGTGGGAGCAGGAGCTTCAAATGCTCAAGGATTGGCTCGAAGTCCAGGCGGCTTAATCACAATCGAACGGCGGGCTCCCTTTGGGGGTGTCCGCCACAGCTGGTTTTATATGTGCAACTTTTCAGGCAGATAAACGCTGTATTTTATCGATTTTACAGTTTTTACGAACTCGGAAAAATGGAAAAATCGCGCCGCAAGAAGTTGAATATACACATACCTCTACATAGAACGTCCCCTTACAGCGCGTCTCAGGGGGATTACGGGTGGTATAGGTGGCCTGCCTCCAATTTGGGATAGGCAGGCTTTTTTGTGCGCAAGCACGCGACCAAAAGTCTTTTACGAAACACTTTTGCGGGTTTCTCTCGAATTATTTTAGTTAAAACTATTGACAAAAAGATGTCTTTATGATAGAATAAAGATAGTGAAAAGATAACAAGCAAACGCACACAGAAAGCGTTTTGACCGATAGAAAGGATAAGCGTTATGAAAAAAGACATCCTGAAAACCATTAAAACTGACATGTGGGGTACCCTTGGTAACAAAAAATATTTTCAGGCCAGAATCAAGCAGCTAACTTCTGAAATCGAGCAGGAGCGGAAGGAGGCTCTCGCTGAATACAAGAATCTGCCGAAAGATGATTGGTACAGGGCATACTGCTTCAGAACGACCAATGCGGCATATGACAAGCGGCTTCAAAACGCTATCGACTACGAATACAGCCAGTGGCACAATGACCAGATGTACTACCTGATTTACAAAGACGGCAGCGAAGTTGTCATCAGTGCAGAGGAAATCCTTGGCGGCGTGAAGTTCCCGAAGGTTTCTGATGTTGTATACGCTGAGATGTCCAGCGCGGATGACCACATGGACACCGAGACTGGTGACATCTACTGGTACTCTGATGAACGCATGAAAGCTTGCGACTGGGATTATGATGCAGAGGATGAAGCCAGGTGGCAGTATGAAACGGCTATCCAGTACAAGTTCGGGACTGAGTGGGCGAAACGGTGGAGCCAGGCGCACCCGGAGTTCGTTCCGATGGAGATTTGAGAGGAGGTCACAACGATGAAATACGAGACAAAGAGTGCGGTTCCAAGCCACATCAAAGCGGCTAACATGAAACAGCTCCTGGAAATGTGGGAGCTGACCGAGTGCATGAAGTATTCGCTTGAGCTTGCGACCGTTCGCGGATGGCTGATGGATGAGCTGGAAGCTCGTGATCCGGAAGGGTTCGACAGGTGGATGTGCAGCGAGGATCTGAACGCTGACCCGAAGGATTTCATTAAGTATTGAGAGGTGTGCAGAGCATGAAGAAATACACGAGTATGGATGAGGCCATTGCGCAATACACCGCTCATACGGGCCTGATCCCAGAGGTGACAGCGATGATAGCGTTGTATCACCTTTATCGGAACGAGTGGAAAGCCTTTGATGGTTTCTTGGATTGGTTGATTTACAACGAGTGAGCCGAAACGCCCGCATGGGCGTCCGCCGGAGATCGCCTCCCGGCGCTGATGATGGCAGGCGAGAAAGGTGAGAGCTATGAAAATAACAGAAAGCCGCCGTGAGCTGAAACGGAAAAACAGAATCGTTCACAGTATCCACTACTTCACGGATGCCGGCAGAGAGATTGCCTTTTATCAGGACGACGGCAAGGGTGAGCCGTACAGCAAAGTGCTGTACTTCAACTCTACGTTGATGGATGACCCGTGCTACAGCCCAAAGAGTGCAGGCATGACCGCTGTGCAACGGGCAAAGCCCGAGTACCGGGTTGACTTTATGGAAATTGAGAAGAAGCATCCTGGCATCCCGCAGAGTGAGTTCATCAACGCATGAGCCGAAACGGGCCATCTGGCCCGTCCGCCGGAGATCGCCTCCCGGCGCCGATGATGGCAGGCGAGAAAGGATGAAAGAACCATGAGAACCATTGCGATGGAATATGAGCACAGAAGCGCGGCGGGAACTTGGATTCCACGAAAGTATGTCACCAGTGACGGAAAAGACTGGGAACGGGTAGTCGGCATTCTGCATCAGAACACCGATGAGTACCGCATTTTGTCTGTCAAGCACGAGGAGGTGTGAAATAACATGGCACGTTATTACAGCACCCAGCGCCCGGTGACACCGGGCAGCTACCCTAGCAGCTACGCTGTGAAGGAGATCGTCAACTTTGAGCAGAAAACCATGTGTGGGGAGATAGGCCGGGAGGCTTGGGGCTACATCGACTTCACTGACCAGCTCCCGGAGGGCGAGGCTGAGAAGTGGGAGTTGACCCCCGCTGGCCTGAAGATGTTCTGGTGCGTTACCTCCAGCTTCGATGACCGGGGCCGGGTTGTTTCCCATATTACGCAAACTGTGGAGGCCGTGACCCAACCGGAGAACAGCTTCAAATCAACAGCTCGGAAGGATATTTACAACGATTGGTTCGATAGTCTGGAAGCTGCCGAGGCGTACATCGAAGAAGCAAAACGAGCGTGAAAAATCCATGTTTTCGACAAAAAACTCCGGAAAACCCTTGACAAAAAAGTCTCATTATATTAGAATAAAGATAGCAAAAAACAGTCAACAAACTGTTAAGAGAGAGGTCAGATTTGATAGGCCAGCAGGCCGGAAAGGATGAGTAACATGGCTTACACTTACATTCAGACCACTGATAAGAACGGCAAGGCTCGTTTCTACAAAGTTGATGAAAACGGCAAGCGCAAGGTAATCAGCCGCTCTGAGTACGAGGTCAACACCGCTGGGACTGCCGAGGTTCCCGCTGCTGACCAGATCAGCATGGAAGCTGTCACTATCGAAGCCACTGCAACTGAGGCCGTCGAGATTGAGGTCCCCGCTGTTAATATCGATGCCGCCGAGGGCGAGACCGTGTACACCGACGAACCTATCGCGCCTAAAACCGCAGAGACATGCACCGCACTGGTTGTCCCCTTCAACCTGGATGCCGCGATTACTGAGCTTCGGGAGCGCGAGCGTTTGAGCAGCCTTGATCTCACTGTCCCCAGCGTTGAGGAAACCGCGCTGGATACCGTGAAGGCTATCATCTCTGGCCTGGGCGGAAAGCACGCCAAGAAGGTTCGTCTTCAGGAAACCAAGAGGGGCACCCAGATTCGGTATCGCAACTGCACAGTCTGTGCCCTGGTGTTTAACGATGAGCATACCCTGACAGGAATCCGCTTTATGGGTACCACGATGGAAACCTTGAACGAAGCCACAGTCTACGAGCCTGTCGGTCTTTCCAACTACCGCGACATGATTGTTGAGCAGGTCGCGTTTATCGACTGGCAGTGGGCGAATGTTTCCAGGGCAGCCACCGCCTGAAAATATACCGGGAGACTTTTCGAGAATTATTTTCTTGAAACCCATTGACAAAATGCACCGTTAGTGCTATAATAGAACCATAGGTAAAACACATAAATCAAAACGGCAGATGAAGTAAGCCTGCCAGACCGGAATATTATATAGGCAAGTCCAGCAGGCTACTTCAATAATTGCCTTTCACCTCTTTCTGTGATTTCCATACGGCAACACGTCCGCTGCCTAAAGTCATATTGGCTGAGAAAAGTCACGCCATCAAGGGTGGTTTCACGGAAATACACGCCGTTCTCATACCATTCACGCCGAATTTGCTCACCGCTCTGTAGCTCCGGAAAGCTGCTTTTTGCTTGCGCTGCAAGTTCCTTTGCCACGGCAATAAGAACCGCTGAAACCCCCATCATGTCTCCTGAGTTACGTCATTGTCGTAGCCACCAAGGTCTTGCAGCAAATCCTCGACGGTACAGCCATAGAGCTTTGCGATAGCAGGCAGTTTCTCAATACGGGGCTTTGCCACACCGCGTTCCCACTTGCTGACGGCAGACGGTCTAACACCCAGGGCTTTTGCCGCTTCACACTGCGACGGAATTGCACCGCGCAAACGTCGTTTCATCAATGCGTTCATCATCTCACCTCCCCTTTTTCGTGGATACTGATGGTGTTCTTCCGTGTCCCCCTGGTATTATTATATCACTAAACAGCCTATATGTCAACTAAAATTCCTTTATATTTTCCGTTTTTCCTCGAAAAATTTTCCTTGACATTGTGACCAATAAGACTTATAATGAACTAACAGGAACAGGAGGTATCATTATGGATGGTTTCGGCGAAAGACTGAGAACTCTGAGAAGAAGCAAAGATATATCGCAGGGGGACCTGGCTGCACATCTTGGTGTTGTTCCATCAGCTGTAGGCAAATATGAGCGGGTGCCCAATTCCTTCCCCAGCGTAGAAGTCCTTATCAAGCTGTCGGACTTCTTTGGCGTCACGCTCGACTATCTGCTGAAGGGAGAAGAATCTTCTCCTTTGGTAGAAAACAATATCAGCGGCCAGTTATCGAACAGCCCATTTATTCAGGCCAATCACGGCGGCATGGTTATCAATGGAGAAACCAAAGCTCTTTCCCCCGAAGCTATAGAGCTTCTTCGTATTTATGAAACGCTCGGCGGCAGGGAACGTTTGAAGCTCCTTAATTTTGCCATGGATTTGGAGGGGTGAATAGAATGAACTTCGCTCTTACAGTTAAAAAGCAAAAAATCTTGACCAATAAAAAATGGTTTCAGCTGGCAATCATCAATGCTCGCCAGATTGATTTTGCTGGCTATCAGCTGAGAACCGAAGGGATGTTTGCGAATCACCACAGCGCCTTCGCAAATCTGCCCTTAGTCAGGATGCAATTTTGAGACGCGCCGCTCTCTATATCCGTGTTTCCACGCAGGAGCAGGCGCAGGAGGGATATTCCGTCGGCGAACAAAAAGAACGCCTGATTGCATATTGCAAAGCACAGGACTGGATAATAGCCGACATCTATGTTGACGGAGGATACACAGGCAGCAACCTGAATCGCCCCGGCATACAGCAGCTCATTTCTGATACAGATAAATTCGACCTGGTGCTGGTCTACAAATTGGATCGTCTTTCCCGGTCGCAGAGGGACACCCTCTATCTCATCGAGGAAGTCTTTCTCCCGAACAACGTGGACTTCATTTCGATGCAGGAGAGCTTCGACACTTCTTCGCCCTTCGGCAAAGCAATGATAGGGCTTCTCGCTGTATTTGCCCAGCTAGAACGCGAGCAAATAAAAGAGCGTACCAAGATGGGACGGCTTGCCCGCGCCAAAGCCGGCTTTTACCACGGCGGCGGCGATATTCCTATTGGGTATGCCCGCGCCAAAGCAGGCTTTTACCACGGCGGCGGGTATATTCCTATTGGGTATGACTACGAAGACGGAAAACTTGTCATCAACCCATACGAAGCCCAGCAGGTACAAAAAATTTTTGAGTGGTATCTTGCGGGAATGTCTCTTACTGCCATTATGGAGCAGCTGCAAGACGAAGGGTATACCAATCGTTACAGCAGCTACAATTCGTGGTCCAGTATTCGCTATATTCTTGGAAACGAGACATATCTTGGCCGCATCCATTTCGGCGATGTGCTGGTAGAACATGCTCACGAACCTATTATCACCGCAGAACAATTCGAGGCTGTTCAAGTCATGCGTGGAAAACGGAGGAAGAAATACGGCATGACAGCATTCAAGTCAAAGTATCTTCTAACCGGCTTACTATTCTGCGGTAAATGCGGTGGCCGGTACTATCTTCGCAACAGCGGAAAATACCGCTATTACTCCTGCTACTCCCGCTCAAAGCAAATGAAGCAGATGATTAAGGATCCGGACTGTAAAAACAAGCACTGGAAAGCTGAAGAGTTGGAACCCATTATTGATGCTAAAATCCGCGAGGTACTGCATTCACCTGAATTGGCCGCAGATATTGCTGCCAGTCGTCCGCAAAAAGTACCAATCGTCCAAAATGTTAAAATCGAAAAGCGGATTCGGGAGATCGACAGGAGCATTGCAAAGCTCATGGAGCTGTATCAAAAAGACGATATCCCTGCCGAGGTGTTAGGCGACAGTATCAATAAACTTTATGCCGAGAAAACTGCTTTGCAAAACAGTATAACACCTGATCCTGAAAGCAATGTCCTGCCATTTGATCTTGCGCAGGAGCTGCTGGCGGACGCAGCAAAAATTTGGGACTTTGCCGATGACGAACAGAAGCGGCGTATCATGCAGGAGCTTATTACCAAAATTACACTTACCGACAATAACGTAGAAATTGAATGGAGTTTCTAATTTTCAAAGAAATTACGCTAACAAACTCTAACAAATTCTAACAAACAAAAAAAAAAAAAGAACGCACGCGCGTGCTATCAAATAACACGCGCGTGCGTTTTCCGTGCGTTCAGATCGCAGAGCTATCTACCGATCTGTCGTCTGGCAGCTGAAAGCCTGCGGCTCTGGTCCTCTCAAAAGTTATTACACCATAGTGGTTGCACAAAGCCTTGCTGCAAAAGTGATTTGAAGCTCAGCTCTGCCTATGAAAAATGTCTCTCGCCATATTTTCCAGCACTTTCCGTTGGTATTCCTTAATTTCCTCGTCATTCGGCGCCCTTGCCCCGTGCTCAAGGAAGAACATCGTCAGTGCGAGATACCCGACTTTGTAAGCGATGCATTTCAAGGCACAGTAAAGAAGAACAACTACTAACGCAACTGGTAGCATCGTCCCCACCTCCTATCCATAGCCTCGTTCAGCGGCGGGGCTATTTTTTTAGGTTCTTTCCTTTTCCGTATGGGAACCGGGAGTAGCACTGGGGTTGTAGACTGTAAAGGCGCGGCATTCGCCTTGCCTTCGGCAGCCTTGACAGTCTACAACCCCAGTGCTTTGTGGTAATTAAGAGATGGCTAAGGCCATCTCTCATCCACGAGATGTCTGACTTTCTGATTCTGGGAATCCCATATGTTTTAGGACTGATCCTTTTTTTATTGCTTCTTTAGGCGCTCGGAGCTTGAATCAGCAGTTTCAGATCGCCGGGCTATCAACCGAATCCCCGACGGCTGGCGGCTGGAACCCTGCGGCCCTGGCCGCCTCAAAGGTGATACCGCCTTCGCGATGGTCGCTTTTGCAGAGGTTGAGGTAAAACGCGCAGACCGTCCCGTGTGCCGTCCACGGCAGGCCGACCATGGCGGAGAGCCACGGAAGGGAGCCGGTGTAGCCGCGGTGAATGCACCACGCCGCCAGCACCAGCCCGCCGACCGTGACTACCCAGAGCAGCAGGCGGATGTCGGAAATCAGGCGCTTGGAAAACTCCTGCTGCTTTGTATCAGATTTCATTGATCCTGTCCTTTCTGCTGTCAGCGGGAGAACTTTTCACAGGCCCTCCCGCCACATTCCGGGCACCGAGCGATAAACCACATCTCGTTATACTGACTGTGGCCTGTATATTCGTCCTTATCAGCCTCAAAGATGCAGCCGCATACCTCGCATTCAAATCTTTTGAGCGTTATTTTGGGCTTTCCGTGCTTGATAACGTTCATCACACTTTACTCCTTGCCCATCTGCTGGGCGAAGCGGAACAGCACCGTCACCAGCTGCTCGCGGGTGAGCAGGTCGCCCCACATGTAGTTCGGCTCGCCGTCCACCGTTTCGCCGTTGCCAGCAATCAAGCCGGTGTCGATGGCCCACTGGCGGGCAGCTTCGCTCCACTGGCCTGCGTCGTTATCCTGAAACGTCTTGCGCATCTCATCGAAATACTGCTTAAATTTTGCGTTATCCATATCGTCGTCATCCTCCTGAATTTTGGTTTTGAACGCCTGCCACAATGCCGGGGTGCGGACCATCGGCTCCGGACAGTGTTTCCGGGTCACGTCATAATGGCGGATTACGTTTTCCGGCGGAATATTGTACTGCCGCATCAGCTCCCGGACGAACGCCGCCGCGTTGTCGATACTGCCTTGGCGGACATATCCGCGCTTATCCAGCATGCAAATCTCCACGCCGATGCTGTTGGAATTGCGGCAATCCGGGTGCACGGCTGCGGACGAGCTGACGTGCCACGCGGTATGCTCTGCGGGAACGGATTGCCAAACCGAGTTTTCATCGACGAAGAAATGTGCGCTGCGTGAGGGCTTAGGCGCTTCCCGCCCGAAAAATACCGCGTTATTCTCCGCCGTGTCGCCACAATTCCCGGTGTAATGGATTACGATGTACTTGATCTTCCTGCTGCGTCCGCTGCTGTAGTTTTCCTTCCGAGCGGTTTTGATTTTAATTTCCATTGCCTTTTCCATCCTCCGAAATTAAAACGCCTGTACCGACCGGGATGATGCCGCTTTTAAGCTCATATACGGCGGCTTCAACCAGCGCGTCAAGCTGTGCCTCATCCACGGTCACGCCGTGGTCATGCAGCCATTCGAACACATAGGCTTTCTTGGCCTTACCTTTGCCGGGATCGGGATAAATCTGTTCCGCTGCGGAAACTGCAATCCTGACCCAGGCATTGATTTGGGCCTGTTGGCTGGCCGTGGTTTTGCTTTTGATATACGGCACGGCAACCGCCGTAATAATTGTCGCAAGCAGCGCGGCCACTGCCTGCAAAACAGGTGTAATATTCATGATGCTGTCTCCTTTACAAATACTGGCTCAAGCCCATTGCCGTGGCGACAATCACGAGAACCAGCACGACGCCCCAGCCGAGCGCCTTAGACTTGATGTCCTCCCAAGTCTTGCCCGACTTGCCTTTCAGCTCCTCGACATCCTTTTCAATCCGGTCAACATCATCCGCCTTATTGGAGAAAACGCTAATCGAGGCAATGACCTGTTTGTTGTCGGATTTCAGCTCACTGAGCGTGTCCATAATCCGATCAAACCGTTCTTTCTGTCTCGCGTTTTCCATCTCCATCTGTTGGATCTGCGTGCGGAAATCCTTGTGATCCTGTCCATTCTGCTGGCGGATATCGTCCACCTGCTGCTCCAGGCGTTCCAGACCTGCGCACTTGGTATCACATTTGTCCGTCATGGCGTATCCCTCCGTTTCCAATATGAGATTCAGAATTCACAGAAAGGTCGCTCCCGTATCGGAAGCGGCCTCCTGCTTTGCCTGCCTCAGACCTGAACCTCCAGGTCTGCCAGCAGCTGCCCGACCTGCTCCCGCAGGATCGCGGGAACCTGATCGAGCGTCTTGCGCCCCTTGACAATCAGGGTTGCATATACGACTGCCATCTCGTACACCTCCTTTCCCAGCAGAATTTTCAGCAGCCACATCCGAAACCTACTCATCGGCAGATTCCTTCAGCAGTGTCTCGACCTCGGCCCGTAACCGAACCGGAACGTCCTCAATGGTTTTCAGTCCTCTGAGAATCAGATTAGCGTAAACCTTAGCCATTACCGTCACCACCCGTCATAACCTCAAATACTTCGCAGATGGCCAACTGCGTATCCGTCACTTGGTTTTCCAGCGCGGACACCTTTGCTTTCAGCTGCTCGTTTTCAGCCTGTAACTCCGCCCGGCTTTTCTGCGTTCGCAGCCCCGCGACGGAATCCGCGCGCAATCTCGTTAAACCCATTACTGGAACCCTCCCTGCACAGATGTGATGTAACCGCCCAAGCCGCTGCTGCCGCGCTCCGCGTTAATCCTGAAGTTAAACGCCGGGCCGTTGACTGCGGTCTGGTTGGTAAAGACATGGTTCGCACCGCTTTTAACGGCGGCGGTGCAGTCCTCCCAGACCGGAGAATCATCCGCGCCGTTGTTCGTGACCTCGACCGTGTAACTCGCGTCAAGCGGGATGCTGCCGGTCACCGAAATGACACACAGCGTGATCGGCGCGTCCGCGGGCAGCGGCTCGGCCAGGGTGACCATGACCGCCGTCACGGACTTGGTAAACGTCAGCGTGTGCCGCGTCTCTGCTTTCCCGTCGCTTGCCGTGATGGTCAGCGTATGGGTGCCGTTGAGCAC